ATTTAGAGGGGCAGCGGTATATCGTAGGTCTTATTGAAAGACGTATTAAACATGCAGAAAAGGTAGATAAAAATGGATGAAGCAGACAATGTGGAGGTAGCGGTAGCTACAGAAGCACCTGTATCCTCACGACCTGAATGGTTGCCTGAAAAATTTGAATCACCAGAAGCTATGGCTAAATCTTATGGTGAACTTGAATCTTGGAAAGGTAAACGTGAAGATGATCTTCGTAATGAAATAATTAGCCAAATGGAACAGGAGGCTTACTCAAGCCGTCCTGCTACAGCTGGTGATTATGCTATGCCTGAAATTGTAGATGAAGAAATGGCTGTTGATAATGCGCTGTTTCAATGGTGGACAAACCATGCATATGAAAATGGCTACAGTCAGGAAGAATTTGAGGATGGCATCCAGCAGTTTAATGATGCTCTTGAAGCAATGCAGCCAGATCTTGAGGCTGAAACAAAAGCTCTTGGTGATAATGCTGAAGCTAGAATTGAAGCTGTAAGTCTTTGGAGCCAGAAGTTTTTTCCAACTGAATATGAGGATGTTATTCTGGGGATTGGACAGTCAGCAAAAGGTATAGAAATGATGGAGTTTCTTATGCAGAATGTAAAAGATTCATCCGTATCTCCAACATCTATTCCATCACCGCAACAAACAGAGGATGAGCTTCGCACAAAGATGCAAGATCCTCGTTATTGGAATCCTGTAAAGAGAGATCAAGGTTTTGTTAGAGAAGTGTCTGAAGGTTTCGCACAACTTTATAAGTGATTGTCCAATAAAAGATGTGCAGATAGTCGACGCAACAGTAGAGCATGCTGGCTATCTGCAACATCGTTTACGGCCGTCTGATGCCAGAGAGTGCCTTATTTCAGGTGTTTCTGTATGGAAAGCATTGCATGAGCCGTTACGTGACAAACATGGCAAGACATGGGCTATTATTATAGATGGGGAGCCATGCGCCATGTTTGGCACATCCGATATGACAAGCAGAGAAGATCTTCTTTGTGGTTGCATTTGGCTTCTTGGTAGTCATGTATGTGAAGAAAAGCCTATAACTTTTTGTAAAACAACAAAATTTATTATGGATGCTTTGCTGCTTGATTATGATATTTTAGAAAATGTAGTTCCCATAGACCACGATAGAACAATAAAATGGCTTACATGGCTTGGATTTACCTTTGCAAAAAAACCTACAATGGTAAATGGATTTCAATGTGTGCGTTTTGTGCGTTGCAATAGTCGTTTAGATGTGGCATGGAGTTAGTATTACGGCCTGTTTAATCTGACAGCCTCAATATGAGATAACTGGACGAGGAAAAAACGGACAACCGTTGGTGTAGTGAAACTTTAACAAGGGACTGAAAAATGGCTAATACAATAGATCAAGCCTTTATTAAGCAGTTCGAGACTGAAGTTCACATGGCTTATCAGCGTATGGGTTCTAAACTCCGCAATACTGTTCGCACCGCTGGTAATGTTCGTGGTAATGTTGTTCGCTTTCAGAAAATTGGTGCTGGATCAGCAAACACTAAGTCTCGTAACGGTAACGTAACTCCAATGGAACTTGCCCACACAAACGTTGAGGCAACTATGGCAGATTTTTATGCGCCAGAGTTTATCGACAAGCTGGATGAGTTAAAGACGAATATTGATGAGCGTCAAGCTGTGGCACAATCTGCCGCTGCTGCTTTGGGTCGTAAGACTGATGATATTTTGTACACAGCAATGGATGCTGGTGCAAACTCAACTCAGATTCACGACACAGGTTCTGCGCTTGCCAAAGCTGATCTTCTTTCATTGTTTGAAACTTTTGGTACTGCAAACATCCCAGAAGATGGTCAGCGTTATCTTGCTATGCATCCAAAAGGATATGCCGATTTGTTTAACATAACAGAGTTTGCTTCTAGTGACTTTGTTGGTGAACAGAATCTTCCTTTTGCTGGTGGTATCACAATGAAAGAGTTCTTAGGATTTAAGATCTTTTCTACTGCTGCTATTACAGCTGGTAAGAACATGGCATACCATTCAACCGCAGTTGGACTTGGTATTAACTCTGATGTTTCAACAGAGATTAACTATGTGCCAGAAAAAGCTGCTCACCTTGCAACATCAATGATGTCAATGGGTGCTGTTGTTATTGATGACAACGGTATCTATGAAGTCCTTGATAACAACTAAGAGGGAGTAAGATAAAATGGCTTATAGTGCAGCAAACCTTACTCGTATTGGTGGATCATCTGGTGGTGATTTATGGTTCTATTCATCAGCTGATGCAATAGGCACAGTAAATACAGAAGGTTACTTTAATGATGCCGCGAATATGCTTGCAGTTCGTGATCTTATTATTGTAGTTGATACAAACACACCTACAACAAACTTTGTTAATGTATTGTCAAATACTGGCACAGTTGTTGATGTTTCAAATGGCACAGCTGTCGTTGAAACTGACGGTGACTAAAAGGAGTTTGGGAGAGGTCAATCCGAAACACCTCTCCCATACCATCATATGCCAACAGTAGCTAATTCAGATATTGATATTGCATCAAGAGCATTGGTTCTAATTGGTGCAGAACCTATAACATCGTTTACTGCTCAAAGCACTGAAGCCACTGTTGCAAATGCAATATATGAGGATATGGTTAGAACAACGCTTTGTTCAAGCCGTTGGCGTTTTGCTACAAATCAAGCAGAATTAAATTTACTCACTGCTGCTCCAACAGGAAGATATGATCGCGCACATCAGCTTCCTGCTGATTTGTTAATGCTTCATGCTATTACAGTAAGTGATGCTGTTATCGAGTATAATGTTTATGGAGATAAAGTATTTAGTGATTCAGCATCAAGTGATGCTTTAGTTGCTGATTATACTTTCAGAGCACTAGAACAAGACTTTCCTTCATACTTTACTGTTGCTTTGCAATTTTCTTTAGCAGCTGCATTTGCTTTAGGGATAGCTAGGGATGAGCAGCTATCAAGTGTCCTTGAATCTAAAGGCGCACAAATGTTGCAGCAAGCAAAAACATTAGATAGTCAACAGCAAACAACACGTAAGTTACTTACATCGAGGTTTATTACTGAAAGGCGAAGTTAATGGCGAGAGTTCGTATACCGCTTAACAACTTTGTTTTTGGTGAAATAAGTCCATCCTTAACTTCAAGGGTGGATTCAGCAATTTATAATCAATCAGGACAATCTGTTAAGAACGTATTTATTCGTGCAGAAGGTGGCGTTATAAATCGTCCTGGCTCTAAAAGACTTCACAATTTTTCACAAAGTTATTCACAACCAAGCGCAACAATAACTGTTTCTGATTACGCAAATATAGCTGTTGGTACACAGTTGACCTTTGTATTGAGCGATGGCACAAAAATTACACTTGAGTTTGAAACTGCTGGCAGTGCTTCACCAAGCGCGGCTGTTGGCAACAAACATTTTGTTCGAGCAAATACATCAAATGATGTAACGGCTGATAATATATTTACTGCTCTTAATGCTGTAACTGGATTGACATCAACAAATCCGGGGGCAGCTGTTGTAACAGTTACAAGAGATGGCTTTGGAACAGGTAATCGTAAGGTAACTACAACAGATTCAACAAGGCTTGCTGTTACAGATTTTACTATTGTTGATCAAAAAATTCGTCTTGAGCCTTTTATATTTTCGAGCGATGAAAAATACGTTGCTGCATTTAGTTCAGGCAAGATTGAAATGTTTCGTATTAATGCTGACGGATCTTTTAATTCATTAGTATCGACCATAACACAAGATACTTCAAGCGCCTCTCTTCCATTTACAGATAGTAATTTACAAGAGTTTACTTATGCACAGTCAGGCGACTTTATGTTTATTGCTCATAATGATTTTATGATTCGTGAGTTGGTAAGAACAAGTTTAACAGACTTTGAGGTTAGAACATTTACATTTGATACAGATGCTGATGGCAATAAAAAACTACAGCCATATTATAATTTCCAAGCCAGTGGTGTAACAATCACACCATCTGCAACATCAGGTAATGGAATCACACTTACAGCTAGCTCATCATATTTTGTATCAGGGCATGTTGGTGTAAGTCTTTTGATTAATGATACGCAAGTTGACATTACAGCTGTAGCAAGTGGGACAAGTGCTACTGCAAATGTTCAAGGTACAATAGAAAGAAAATTAGATTTTGATTCTCTCAATACAACTCAAGGATCAGATAAAGTTCGTGTTATTCATTTAAATCATGGTCTTGCATCTGGTGTTACTGTAACAATTGCTGGTGCTGGTTCTCTTGGTGGCATAAGCAATGCAAACATAAATGGAAGTCGAACTGTAAGTCGTGTTGTAGATAAAAATACTTTTGAATATACAGCTGGTGGTTCTGCGACATCAACTGCAACTGGTGGCGGTACACCTACTATATCAAGTATTGCTGCAACAACAGAGTGGTATGAACAATCTTATAGTGATCTTAGAGGTTTTCCAGCTGCTGTAACATTCCATGAAAATAGACTTTGGTTTGGTGGCACACCTTCCCAACCCAGTGGAATATGGTCATCTGTAAGCGATGAATATTTTAATTTTGATGTTGGTGATGGTGGTACAGCTGATGCAATTGATATTGAAGTGGCAGTTGGTGTAACAAATTTTATTCGCCATCTTATATCCAATCGTGATTTGCAAGTATTTTGCAATCAAGGTGAGTTCTTTTTACCAGCTTTCCAAGACCAGCCTATTACAGCAGCAATAGCAAAAGTATCTGAGCAAACACCATTTGGCTGTAGTTTTGTACGTCCTGCATCTCTTGATGGTGGGACATTGTTTGTACAAGCTACTGGTACTGCTGTTAGAGAGTTTATATTTAATGATTCTGAAGGTGCATATACAACAAATATGGTGTCAATACTTTCATCTCATTTAATATCAAATCCCTTGCAGCTTACTAATGTAAAGGGTTCTTTGGATAGGCCCGGTGCATATGCTTTCTTCCTTATGGATAATGGAGAGATTGCTGTTTTTTACAGTATAAGATCTGAAAAACGTGCTGGTTGGATGCGTTGGACAACAACAGGTAGATATCATTCAGTATGTGCTGTAGATGAAAGTTTGTTTGTTGTTACCGTCAGAGATGATGGATCAGGTACAAATAAGTTTTTTCTTGAGCAATTTGACAAAGATTTAAACATGGATTTTTCAGATGACTTTAATGGGTCGGCTGGCGTGTTTTCTGTATCTGGTCATTTTTCTAATGGTGCAGTTGTAGATGTTGTTGATGATACAGAATATTTAGGTTCATTTACTGTATCAGGTGGCAATGTGGATGTAAGTGCAGTTAAATCTTCAGTAAAAGCAGAAATAGGTTATAAGTTTATTCCTGAGTTAACAACTAATGCTATTGACTTTGCAAATGCACCGGGCGGTTCAATAACAGGCAGACCAAGAAAGATTACAAATGTAATTTTGGATTTGGAAGAAACACTCAGCATATCTGTGAATAATACAAATATGATTATACGAAATGTTACATTTGATCCATCAACACCACGTGAAGCATTTACAGGTAAAAAAGAGTTTCGCGTTCTTGGATATAGTAGAGATCCGGCAGTGACTATCTCACAGATAGCACCGCTCAATATGCAACTTAATGGTATGGTAGTAGAGGTAGCGTTCTCATGATTGAGTATTTATTTATAGCAGCTGGTGCTTCTATGGAAATTGCTGGTATTGATCAAGCGGCTAGAGCAAAAGAAATAAAGCAAAGAGAAATTGCAAGACAGGCAAGAGATAATGCACTTGCTATTCAGGCGCAGGCTGAACGTGATGCAACATTACGATCTCAAAAATACTCAGAGTTTTTAAGAGATTCTTCTGCAATACGTGGTTATAACAGGCGTGGTGCTGATAGATCATTTAAGGCAATACAAGAAAAAGCAAGAAGACAAACTGTTGATGAACTTCGTACTGCACAAATACAAAGTCTTTTTGCTCGAGGTCGATCTGAGCAGCGAGCAAGATTTGCAGAGTTTGAAGGTGTGCAAGCAAGAACATTGGCAGAATTAGAGTCAATGACCGCATTAACTAGTGCTGGTTATGATGCATATAATGTGAAGTAAAATGGCTGAAATAAAAGTATTAAGACCATCAGAAACACGAATTGGCCCTATTGGCATTACACCAATGGGAGATGGCGCTGCGGCTGTTGGGAGAGCTATGAGGCAATCAGGCAAGCAACTTCGAGAGCTTGCTTATAAATCTGCTTATGACAAAGAAAAAAAAGAAGGTGAGGAAGCTGCTCAACTTGCAACTATTAGTGCAAGAAATACTACGACTGGTCATATTGAGTTTCCACCATTGCCAGAAAATCTATCACCTGTTGCTGAAAAATATTATGAGCCTATTGCGCGTAAAAGATTTTTTGAAGCTCTTGCAAATGATGTCGATGAAAAAGCATTAGAACTTGCTCAAAAGTATCCAGAAGATGTTGATGCATTTGATGAAGATTTTGAAGTATATGCAAATGCTTCAGCTACAAATAGTGGTGATCTTGAACCGCTTGTTAGACAGATTACAAATCTGGCTCAAAAGCAATATGGTAAAACTATATATGAAGCAGGTTTAGCAGCTAAACAACGTGTAGATGCATCACATGCTAACAGAGGTTTAAGTAGAGATATAAACGATCTGCAAAATATTGCAGCACAAAAAGGCGGGGCTGGTGCAGCTATTGCGGCAAGAGGTTCTGCTATAAAACGATCAGAAGACCTTTATGCTGAGTTTCACAAAGTTTTTGGGACAACATTTTTAGATGAGAGACAGTCCAAAATTGATTATAGTTATTATAGAGGTTCATTAACACGTATCTCAAATGATGTTGTAGAAGCCTACGAAAGAGAAAATATAGGACAAGCAAACAATCCAGAAAGAAAAGCTGCTGTAGCAAGTGATATTTATAATAATGTAGTTGTTGCTGTTCGAGAGGGTAATTTAAAAAAAGTAACAAACA